GCATTACCGTAGCCACAACGGCTGTTCCTCCTGGCGCTGGCTCTGGCACCACGGTTAACACCACTCAATCTACTTTGGATTTTGGATTTGCCACCGGACAAGAAGGCGACATCGCCACTGTCACCGTAAGTGCGACATGGGTATTGGCCACATCCCAGATCATTGTGGCTCCCTATGCCGTTGCCACGGCAGACCACGATCCTGAGGACTACGCGATTGAGGGGATTACAGCTTATGCGGCAAATCTTTCCAGCGGTGTTGGTTTTGACATCATAGCGGCGGCACCCAACAACACCTGGGGCCGGTACACAGTTAATGCGTATGGTATCTAATGTCAGTCATTATTAAATCAGGCGCGGATACAAACACGGCTTCGGTTGACGCCAATAAACGCTTGTTCGTGAATTTGGCGACCGCCGTTTCGTTGCAGCCTGGATTCGCGGACGTTTCAACAGAAGTAACGGATGGAACCGCGCCATTAAGCGGCATGACACCCGTTACAAGAACAAACCGGCGGGTTATTTCGACGCTCGCGGGGCGGCAATCCGTTTCCATGCCGACCATCGTGTTTCACGACAATTTTAATCACGCGACGTTCAACGCTTCAGTTTATCAGGGCGTTGATACAACAATGACGCGCGCCGTCTCGGGTGGTTTCTTGAATTTCAACTCAGGAAATTCCACCACCGCTGGCCAAGGAACGCAGGCGAAAACCTACCGCACGTTCTCTATTTATGGAGACACGACAACTCACATTGAACACTGGTTCCAATTGCAGGTTGTACCACAAACCAACAATGTTTGTGAGTGGGGAGCCTTCTACTGCACGGGCGTTGCTACACCCACAGACGGCGTGTATTTCCGCATAACCAACACGGCTACGTTGGAGTGTGTCATTAACAGAAACGGCGTCGAAACCACTACGGCGGTTACTGGTGCTACAATCGATGCTGCGACGACATATCACACGGCCATTTCCGTAAGTAACGATGTTATTGAATTTTACTTCAACGAAAAACTAGTGGTATCACAAATCCCACGGGGAACAGCAGCGAGCGGAATTTCTCTCAGCGGCAATCTCCCGTTGATGACACGAATATATAACACCGGGGCCGTTGGTTCCGCGCAGCAGTTTAAGCTCGCTGAACACATGGTTACGTTGAGCGGCATCGCCAATAATAAGCCGTGGAATGAAGCCGCGTCAGGCATGGGACTTCATTCCATCACGACGCCGCCGGGTGTGGCGACGGCATCTCAAACGGCGAACTATGTGCTTAGTTCTGGTCCGGTCGCTACGACGCTGGCATCAAACGGCGGCTATTTGACGCTTGGCGGTCAATGGTCCGCAGCCATGGTTGCTGGGTCTGAATCAGATTATTGTATTTTCAATTATCTCAACCCAGTCGGCACAGCGACCATTCCGGGCAGAAACCTCTATATAAATTATGTCCGCATCGGAGAGACGTTTAATACAGTCGCGGCCAACGCGGCAACGGCGATCAACCTGCAATGGGGCTTCGGCGTAGGAAGCGCAGCCACCGCTATATCAACGGCTGATTCTTTGACCGCTGGCACACGATCTCCGCGCCGCCTTGTCTTTGGTGGACAGCAATTCCCAACAAGTGCCGCTATAGGCGCTATGTCACCAGGAATTAGTTATCAATTTATTCCGCCTGTTCTTGTCGAGCCAGGCACATACGCACAAACATATCTGCGGGTGGTGACGGGGACCGCCACCGGCAACACTATTCGCGGGACTGTCGGCATATCGGGGAATTGGGAATGACCGTTACGCTATCTGGCGGTCCACTATCTGGTGTTGAAGTAGATGGAAGTGATTGGCCCATCGGTGCAAGGAGATATTTTGTGAACTCCGAAGGCCAGGAAATAACCTACTGGCGATACGACGACAAGGTTGCGGTTTTTGAGGGCATAGGAAGGATTGAGTAGTGACAACGAGCGGCACATATACGTTTTTTCAGACGCTTGAGGCCGTCGATGTTATTCAAGACGCATGGGAGCGTTGTGGGATGCAAATGAGCCAGCTTTCCGGCAATCAGTTGGATTCCGCGCGGAGATCCCTGATGCTGCTTTTTGCTGACTGGGGCAATCGCGGCCCTAACCTATGGAAAACGGAACTGCGTAGTTCGGCGCTTGCTTCCGGCCAAACGACAATCACGCTTGCCGATGAAGTCATCGAGGTATTGCAGGCTTATGACCGCGACGCTAGTTCATCGCCATCCACAGATTACATTCTGACCGGCATTAGCCGCGCGGATTATGCGGCGCTTCCTTACAAGAGTCAGAGCGGACAGAGGCCAACGCAGTATTATTTCCAACGGACTATTACGCCACAGGTTTTTGTGTGGCCCGTGCAGGATAATGCGTCTCAGACGTTCTATTATTATGCTTGGGTTCTCCAACAGGATGTTGGGGCTTTTACAAACCAGTTGGACGCGCCAAACCGCTGGATGGAGGCTGTTACCTCAGGTCTCGCGCTTAAACTCTCTGTGAAATTCGCGCCGGAACGTGTGCCGATGCTGCTACCCATGGCAAAGGAAGCATTCGACGTGGCCGCCGCCGAAGACGTTGAAGCCGTACCAATGCGGATTACCCCGAATATGTCGGGGAGCAGGTGGACATGACCGCTGGAAAGAAAAATCCTCGGACAAAGAAATATGTCGTTTACAAGGCAACGTGCCGCGTGAATGGAAAGGCGTATGTCGGAAAAACCATATACACCACAAGATATCGCTGGAACACGCACATTTCGACAGCTCACAACATAAAGTATCCTTTGGCTCGCGCCATTGTAAAATATGGGTCTGCTGCGTTTGACGTGATTACACTTTACGAAGGTGTTGATAATCGAGAAATTTTTGCTGTAGAAAAGGCCATGATTGCTACGCATCGGACTTTTGCTCCGCATGGATATAATATTACGAGTGGCGGAGATGGTGTTTCTGGTCATAAGTGGTCGGAAGAAACTCGCGCAAAATTGAAAGCCGCGCGAGGATGGATTAAGGCCGCAGAGAAGCGTCGTGGCGTTCCTCTTAAACCTGAACATAAAGCGGCTTTGGTGGGCCATCTAAAGTCTATTAAAGAAAGAATCTCAAAGCCGGTTATTTGCATCGAGACTGGAGAGACGTGGCCTGACATGAAGTCGTGTGCACGCGGTTTTGGAGTAAAGGGTCATACGCAATTGAGGCGTGCGATTAATAGCCCATTCCGAAAATTCCATGGGCTTACCTTTAAAGATATTGAGGGCTCTCATATCCCAGAGCCATCCGAAGGTTCACGACATAGGCATCCAATAAAGTGCGTGGAAACTGGACGCATTTGGATATCTCAAACTGCCTGCACAATGGAATTAAGCGGCAATAAAAATACGATGTGTCTGTATAAATGTCTCGATAAACCAAATCGCACGTACAGGGGCTTTCACTTCATAAGCATTAAAGTTTATGGAGTGAAAGATGCCGCGTAATTTGCAACGCCAGATACGGACCACATTAGTGATTGATCCAAACGATCCGTATGCAGTCGGAGTCTGCGATGGTTGTGGCTGGTGGCAAAATCACAAAAATTTACGCAAAAGAATGGCCTATCGTGGCGGTTCTGTCCCCGTGTGGGACGGGATGCTCGTTTGCGACACATGCTATGATGTTCCAAACGAAGCGCCACAGTTCCGCCGTTTGGTTCTACCCCCTGACCCGGTGCCTGTCGAAAATCCTCGCGTCGAGGGGCAGACAAACAGCGGATACGGTTATTGGGTCACGGAAGATGGGGATTATGTGAACACCTTGGACAGCACGTTAACCTGGGGGGGTGAATATGTGCAGACCATACCCAATCCGGTGTATCCATGAGTGGTGGAAACGTAACCATCTTTCAATTCGCAACCACCAGCACAGCGCCCGTGAACGGCGACCGTATTGCCGCGTGGCAAACAACGGCGTCTCAGACGGTTCAGTTTTTAGCGTCTCAGATCGTTGCCTACACTTATTCCACCACACCAATCCTAACGGGACAGAGTACGGCGACTATTGCGACGGCTGGCGTCGCTGATCTTCCAACAGGCCCAGTTGGGTTCCTTAGCGTGTCGATTGGCGGCACGTTATATAAACTTCCGTACTATACGGTGTAACAAATGGCGTTTACGGCAACACAATATCTGTTCAGGGCAAGCGCCCCGTCATCCACAACCACGGCAACGGTGGGTGCCTATACGGTTCCAGCCTCAACGCGGTTCAGCATCATTGCGCTGACGCTGGCGAATACAGCGACCACGAACAGAACCACGTTCGCGGATGTGGCTCTATATGACGGATCAACCGCTTATCCGATTATTCAGCGTGTTCCGCTGTATCCAGGCGGATCACTAGTAGTCGAGGGCCTTGAGAAGCACATTTTACCAACTGGCGGCGCGGTGTACGTCACCGCCTACGCGACAATTGTTTCGGCGGTTATGTCGGGAGTAGAGATTACTTAGCCATGAAAAAAGGAAATAGACTGTTGGAGGAATATTTATGAGCTATGGAGCAATCGGAAGGGGCGTCAATGCTGGGCCTGCGGGAGATATTTACCCGATGTCAGCGTCAGTGGCGTCAAGCCCCGCAGTCCTTATCACCGGCACCACGGCAGCAGCGCAGACAACGGCGCACACATGCGACGCTAACGCATTTGACCTGCCATACATGATTATCAGCAATGTAGGGGGGTCTGCCGTCGATGTTTATGGTCAGATCGGCTCAACGGCAACGACAGGCATACGCCACTGGAATATATCTGCGGGAAACTTCACAACCGCCTATAGCTACGACGTAATGATGAGCAATTCTGGAATCTTTGGATTTTGGGCGACGGCTACGGCGGGTGTCTATGTCACAGGGATTGTGTCACGCATGTTCACCGCATCCAGCAGCCCATAGGAATAGACAATGACATTTCCTCCACAACCCAATTTTCCAGCCGCAGGTTCAAAGCCTGGGATATGGATGTATCAGCAGTTTGACCGGGCTGGATCATATACATTTGTGCCTTCGTACAGTGGGCCACACTTTGTTATGTGTATTGGCGCTGGCGGCGCAGGTTATTATGCGGTTCAATCGACTGGCGGAACTTCAGGGGGCGGTGGTGGTGAATGCCGAGCTGGGTGGGTTACGCTGGCTATCGGTACAAGCCAAACCGTAACTGTTGGAGCCGCTGGCGCGGCTGTAACGGCGACAACCGGAGGAGCCGGGGCCGCTGGCGGAACAACCTCTGTCGGCACATTGATTACTGGGGCGGGCGGTTCACCGGGATCGGCGACTACGGGGGGCGCGGGCGGCACTGGTGGCGCAGGTGGCACATTTTCAGCATCAGGTGGTGCTGGTGGTGCTGGTGTATTAACGGCATCTACTGCTGGTGGCGCTGGCGGCGGTGGGAGCGGATCGCTCTATGGGCCTGGTGGCGCAGGAGGGGCTAGTTTTACAGCCACAGGAGCAGGTGGCGCAGGTGGCGGCGGGTGGGCGTCGGCTGCTGGTTTTACACCTACAGCAACAACTGGTGGTGCGGGTGGCATTTTGTATGTAACAGCAACAAGCGCTAATGCCGTTACGTCGGTTATGAACCAAACCGTAACCAATAAAAGTGTAACAGTTTATACAGCAACATCCTCACTTTCAGTTAGTGACATCCCCATTGCGCTTATTACACCTGGGGCGCTTATCGGGGCAAGTGGAGGGACTGGTGCCGGCGCGGTAGGCTCATGGAGCGGTGGTGGCGGGGGCTCTGGTGGGGGCGGTGGCGGCAACGGTGGGTCAGGTGGTTTTGGCGGCGGTGGAGGAAGCACGGGCGTTGGTGGCGCCGTCGCTGGCAACGGCGGAACTGGCGGTGGTGGAGCTGGGACGCAAACCGCGACTAATAATGCTGGCGTGACCGCCGGTAGTGGAGGAAATGGTTACGTTCTCATTGGTTGGATAAACACACCATCATGACCACATATGCACGCATTGTTAGCGGTTATGCGCTGGATTGCCAAGTCGCGGCAACGGCCACGGAACTTTCCGCGCGCTTTCATCCTGACTGGCTGACCGCTAACCCGTTCACCGTTGTCCCAGACGGCACCATTCATGGCGCAAAAGATAACGGCGACGGGACGTTTACCAATCCAACTCCTGTCATCCCTGCTGTCGTATATGCGCTAATTTCCGCCAGCGAGTTTCAGGAAACATGCGAGGCGGCATTCGGCGGTGGGAGTGTTGGCGCGACACGGTTTGGCAAAGTTATGCGCGATATGTCGGCTTCGGCGGACGATCTTGTATTCAGTGTTTATCAGCGTTTTGTGAAATCCATCACATTTGACCGTACAAAAACGTCTTTGGCGCTCCATGTGCTTCAGAGCGCCACAATTATCACCGGCGCTGAACGCACGGCAATCCTGAATGGATGGCGAGTAGTGTGATATGCCTACTGGAATGACATACACATCCCTGGTTGCTGATTTGCAGGCGTATGCTGAACGCGGAAATGTGACTACTGACCAGACTGTTGTTAATCAAATTCCAAGCATCATCAACCTCGCGGAACGCCGCATCGCGCGGGAAGCGAAGGTCCAGGGGTTTATTAATGTCGTTACCACGGCGCTTATAAACGGGACGCCAGCTTACCCAAAGCCGGATCGTTGGCGCGAAACCATCAGCATGAGCGTCGGCACCGGAGTACTGAATAATACGCAGGTGTTCCTCAAAGAAATGTCCTATGAGGCAGCGAGCGTTTATTGGCCAAATAGAACAACAACTGGGACGCCTAAATATTATGCCGATTACGATTATAGCCACGTTCTGATTGTGCCTGTGGCATCCGCCGCGTTCCCTTTGGAATGGCTGTATTGGCAGCTTCCACCGTTGCTTGACGCCACCAACGATACCAACTGGCTCACGGATTATGCCCCAAACGCGCTTTTGCATGGGTCAATGCTTGAGCTTGCGAACTTCCTAAAAAATACCGAGTTGG